AAACCGATCAGCGAAAAGAACACGAAACATTTGTAAATTAGGGAAACTAGCAGACTACCGAAGAATCCTAACAGGATCACCAATAACAAAATCTCCATTGGATCTATATACACAATGTGAATTCTTAAGTCCAGATCTTTTAGGTTTTAATTCTTTTTTTACTTTTCGTGCTAGATATGCAGTTATGCAGCAGATAGAAATGGGTGGTCGTCAAATGTTGTTTCCTAAATATTATACAAATCTTGATGAACTCACACAAAAGTTAAAAGGTTTTTCTTTTAGAGTTAAAAAGAAAGATTGTTTAGATTTACCAGATAAATTGTATACTGTAAGAAAAATTAACTTAACTGTAAAACAAGCTGAAATATACAAAAGACTCAAAAAATTTGCATATGCAACAATTAATCAAGATGAAGTTAGTTTTGCAAATAAACTAACAGAAATACTAAGACTTCACCAGGTAACAAACGGTTTTGTTAAATCAGATGATGGTACAATTCAAGTATTTGACGATTGTCCAAAATTAAAAGAATTACTAGACATCTTGGAAGAGACAGAAGGTAAGTTTATAATATGGGCTAATTATGTACAAAACATAAAAACTATAATTGAAAAAATTAAGGAGAAGTATGGTGCTGACTCTGTGGTTTCGATTTTTGGCGAAGTTTCAACGGAAGATAGGCAACAAGCTGTCTCCCGTTTCCAGAATGATAGTAGCTGTCGTTTTTTTGTTGGTAATCCTTCCACCGGTGGTTATGGTCTTACTCTTACAGCTGCCTCTTATGTGGTTTACTTCAGTAATTCATACAACTTGGAAGTCCGTGAGCAAAGCGAAGATAGAGCTCACCGAATCGGACAAGAGAAAAATGTAACTTACATAGATCTAATAACAGAAAATACCATTGACGAATTTATAGTATCAGCTTTAGATAAAAAATTAAAATTAAGTGCAGAAACTTTAGGTGAAGAAGTTAAGAAGTGGCTAAAGTAGAATAGTATTGATCTACTTTTTTAAACCATTTATCTTCATATTCAGATAATTTAGATTGATCCATTTTAAAACCTTGAAACAATAAATCTTTAGTGCATATAGCTATAAAGCCTTGCAAGATCTCGCCATGTTGCTTCTTATGTGCTAAACTATATGCTGCAATTTGGTAATAATAATCCTCTATCCACTCTTCTCTTTTAGGTTTATTTGACTGTTTAAAGTCAATTATCGTAGGTTTATCGTCAAATATACCTACTAAATCAGTAGAACCTGCCCATTTATCTTCATATGCTAGGTTTACCTCGCTTCCAAATATAGTCTTTAATGGGCCTAAGCCGTCCTCTATGACCTTATGAGCCATTAACCTGGCCTGTGCACCCTCTTTTGATAAATTGAAGTATCCTACGCCATTTATGTAGTTTTCAAGCACATAGTGCATCTCTGTACCTCTAGTAGCAGCTTGATTCATAATTCTTTGAGCTTCTTGATGACCTACCCGTTCTCTCCATGCGTCTAATCCTGCTTTCTTTTCTGGGCTTTGTGTTGCTGACAAGATTGTTGTAACAGAAGGAACTTTCTTTTCCCCTACCTTGTAGGTTCGTGGTCCGTGATCATCGTCACGAAAGTAATTACCATAAGAATATTTATTATTCCACTTGTAGTCTGTAATTGTGAATTTGTTTTCTTCTCGGATAATTTTCATCCGAGATCTATACTACATATGATTTGAAAGTACAGCTAAAAGAATTGCCCCTAAACCACCAATTATCCATTTTTCTAATCTAGCTATACGTGTTTCCATTCTATCGATTCGATCAAATGTTTGTTTTTGCATTAATCTGCAAATCTTTTCATGATATTCTATTTTTTGAAGTGCAGATTTTTTAGGCATTATAATAAATCCTTATCAACATTCTTACCAATAACAATCTCACCACCGTCTTTCATAAATGTAAATCTCTTGCTTCCAACTGAACTTCTTACGGTGCCTAACTTATCAACAAATTTTTTAGATCCAAAAATTTCATCAAAATTTTTTATTTTTATAATGTTAGGGTTGTTAGTAGTTACAGCTTTTTTAGCAACATTCTTTACAGCTGTTTCAGGTGTAAAAAATTTATTCGCTCCATGCATTGCAGCAGTTATTGCAATTGCTTTACCTAATTTTTTTAATTTTGACATTATTGTGCCCTTTCTGCAATTGCTTGACTTAACGGATCGTTAGGAAACAATGCTTTAAATTTATTTGCGTTAACGTTTGATGTTAAATTTGGTACTGGTGGTAAATACGAAGGATCAACCAAACCTTGATAAGCAGGTGGTTTTGCCATTTGTATAGGTTCTAAATTAACAATTGCGTTTGCTTGTTCACCTCCAACAGTGTTACCTTGTAAAAAATTAACAGCAGATATATCTTCAGCCTGAGTGCTATTTGCAATAACTTTAGTTTCAGGAAACAATTCATCTCTAATTTTTTTTGGAAAAGCATTTGTGCTAAAACCTAGTGCAGGCACTTTTATATTTTTGTTAATCAAGTAATCTGTTACCTCTTCAAAATTTATTTTTTTAGGGTCAACGTCAGGGAAATCTTTATCTTCCTCTGCTGCCCAATTTAAAAGTTTAAACATTGATTTAGGCATATTTGTTGAACTAACAGTTTTACCTAACTTATCAAATCTTTCTAAATCTTTGTATACATCTAACATTAATTTTAACGCTTTAGGACTTGAAAGCAAATACCCACCAGCTCCAAGAAGCATAGCAAATGGTATCGCAGCAGCGATCGAACCACCACCAATTACAAAAGCACCTGCGGCTCCAGCAGCACCACCTTGAAGTATTAATCTTCTCATGATGAACTGTTGAGAATCAGAAATTAATTTACCATATTCTTTATCTAAAATATCAATCATTTGTCTTAAATCGTTAGCCGCAGCTTTACCTTGAGTTCCACCGCCAAACATCTCAGTCCATTTAGCCATAGAAGCTTCTTTTGATGCTTCATCTGTATAACCTAAATACTCTCTAAATTTTTTAATATTAAAGTTACCTGCTTCACCTGCCTTGATCATAAGATCTTTTGCGTTAACTTCACCAATTTTATATCTTTGAACAACAGCTGGATCTAATCTTGTAACTTGTTCTAATTGTCTGGTACCTGCTGCATCGAAAATTTCTTCGTAACCTTTATATTTAACAGCTCCTAATCTTTCTGCATCTTCTAATCTGTCAGCTACAGTTTTACCTACCATGTTAGGTTGTTTTTCAAAAGATTTTAAGTAAGCATCCCAAAGATATCTAGATCTCGCTCTATTAAATAATTCAATACCCTCTTTATTTGCAGGATTATCTACACCAAAAAGAAATCTTAATTCTTTGATACCGTCAGCAGATCCTTTAGAAAACTCACCGTGTAAGACTTTGCTCCACATTTGGTCTCCTGTTACTCTAACTGGTAAATTATTCAACATACCTTTAACTGAAAATATATTGGAAGAACTGTTAGCAATCTTTTTAGCAGTAGGTGTACTAAATTTACCTGTAATAGTGCTAAAGTATCTATTAGCTGTTTCAAGTTGTTCACCAAAATCTTGCATAGTTTTAGTTGTTTTAGATGCAAAATCATCTGCAGCTTCTTTACCTGAAGATCCAAGTATATCATCATATTGTTGCTTAAAATTAGCACTTGCTAAATAACCATTTATATTATTAGGGTCAGCTATCTTGTTAAAATCTTCTTTAAATGCAGTTCTTAAAGAATGCGCAATCTGTGAAGGGTCTGTAAATTTAGTATTATACAAAGTATTAGTTAATATTCTCATTAAACCCTGATACTCGCTCGGTCTTATTTGGTCATCTATAGTTCTTATTTTATTGATTACATCGATAAGTGGATCATCAAACCCAGAATCTTTCATTCTTTGTGCTGTATACTCAGGTATACCAGAATCAGGTGTAGTTTTACCTACAAATTGTCTAGGTAAGCCTAATTCAAATCTTTCCATAAACTCTTGTGCAACTTTTTTTACATTTCCAGTTGGAATAAATTGTGGGTTATTCATACCTTCTATTATAGTATCTAAAGTTTTATACTGTGTTTGTATAGTTCTGTTGTAATCTAAAAAGTTTTTTTGCATCGCAGGTAAAAATTGGTACTGCAACAAACCAACTTGTTCTAATGGTGCTTTAGTAACTACCTCTTTAAGAAAGTTTTCAAATAATTGTTTTTCAACTTTGGCTCTTTGTTTTTTAGCAAAGATGTTAGCAAAAGGAAATACACCAAATGTTTTTTCAAAACCTGCAACAATCTTACCACCAAATTTTTCTGCTTGAGCTACAGTAGATGCACTTAATTCTATGTTTCTTTTTGATGCTGCCTCAGCTAATTCTTTTGACTCTTTTCCTAAACCTAAAACACCTTTCATACCACGAAGTGTTTGGGTTAATATTGGACCTAACGAAGATCCAGCTAAATTAAAAAACAATGCGTTACGCATAGCTTCTGCTGAATGTACTAATACTTGTTGGCTGTAAGGTAATTTTTTAATATCATTGTTAGAAACTTCACCTAAATCATTGTTCGCAGCTGTTTTAAAATCTGTTGCAACGTTTGCCATGTCATATAATATAGAACCAGCTCCCGCTCCTGCCGAACCTGCAAGCTGTGATTTAGCTTCAGTAACAATTAATTGTGTAGGTGCTTTAGATACAGTTCTAAATCCATCAACTACTTTACCTAATGCTCTTGCAGTTTTACCTAATATTTTAAAATTTCTAATAACTGGTAATCTTTGTAATGCTTTTTCATACTTATCGAAATTAGTAGCCGCAGCTCTTAATTTATCTGCACCATAACCTGCGGAAGGATCTCTAGCAAAAGCACTTACTATCTTAGGCATATCTTTTATGTAAACAGCTCCACTACCAATAACATCTCCTGCAAGTTCCATGTCAGATCTCTCTACACCTTCACCTGTAAACGGAAATATACCTTGTGTTGCAGTTTTAAAAGGATCTGCTTTCTTTTCTTTTTCTTTAGCTATTAAGGCTGCACCAATACTTCGTTCTTTTTCTACTTCAGCTACATTTTTGTAACCTTTAAGTTGGCCAGATTGTAAAGCTAAATCAACTGCTGCTCTTTGATCTTCATTTAGTTTAGATGGATCAAAGGTTTTATTGTCTAACCTTTTTTGCAGTTCCTGTAATGTAGCCATTATTCAATTGTCCCCAATATCTGTGCTTGGTTTTGTGCAATACTTGCTTGTAAATTTTGGTTTGCTCTTTGCGCATATATACTTCTAATGTAAGGCATTTGTTCAAAACTCATTAAGAATTCTTCATTACCACCTGCTTCAATATAATTTTTAGATAATCTCAAAAACTGAGCTTCTAAATCTTTTGCAAGATTTTTGTAAGATGATTTAACTTCTTTTTCACCTGTAAATAATCCCATAATCTTAGTTGCTTGTTCAGCATCTTGTACGTCCGCTCTTGTTAATCTATCTTCTGATTTGTTTGCATTCGCAAGAATATACTTCATACGTACTTCAATTAGTCTTGCTCTAGTAATGTTATCTAATTCACCACCTGTTGTTTTAGCACCATCAGTAATTGATCTAATTTCTTTTTTGTAATCATCAACAAGTTCTTGTGTTTCTTTTCTCTCTGCTTCTGTACTAGCAACAATGTTACCTGCATCATCTAATTTATCTGACGTAATTAAATCAATAATTTCGGCATCAGTATTAGAACTTGCTGTTCCAATATCTCCAATACCTGCTAACTCAAACACATCTCCAATTGCACCTGTTACTTTTTCAAAACCTAATTTACCTTTAGCTGTTAAACCAAAAGCCTCTTTCGGTAAGCTATCTACTATTTGTGTAAATTTATATCCCTGTTCAATACTAGATAATTGTTTTCTCATTTTATCTAATCTTGCAGGTGATATTTTTACAGGAGTGTATTCAGTGTATTTCATTGGTACAGCTTTAGTGCCTGACCCATCAGCTGTAGGTACAAACATAATGTCCAAACCTGTATCCTTATCAGTCCCTATCTCAACTGTTCTCGCACCGAAAGGTAAATTTGGATCTCTAACTACTACAGTTCTTCTTGTTTTATCGGCTTTAATAGTACCTGTGTCTTTTTGTTTTTCTTTTGCTTTTAAAAATGCAACGGCTAGATCATTTCTTCTATCTTTTTCTTTTGAAAATAAAGCAAGTGCTGTATCAGCTACACCTGATCCTGCTTGACCTGCAACATCTAAAAATCCTCTTACACCTTTTTCTGCTGTTTTACCTGACATCAAACCAGTCGCAAATTTAAATAAAAGTAAATTATTTGTTTGATCATTACCACCTGTAAGGTTAGTAATTCTTTCATAAAACGCATTAAACTCATCAGCCTCTTTACTATTACGCATTTTATCTGCAATAATTTTACCTTTCTCAGCATCTTTATCTTGTTTATTAGCTAAGAAATTTATTTCATCCATATCTAAATCTGTTTCTTTATTTACTTTAGGTAAAATAGATTCATCAGTTATGTTAGCACCCCCTGTAACATTAGTATCAAATGTAAATACATCAGCTATTCTGTCTATGGTTGCAGTAGGTTTCATTCCTTGTTCAGCGGATTGTTTATACGCTTCATCAAGTTTATCTTGTGCAATTTTTTTGTAGTCTTTTGAACCAATAATAACTTCTTTACCGTCAATAACTGTAGGTTTTCCTTTATTCTGTTTATCAAATTCAACTGCTTGTAACACCATTTCTACAGGATCCCCTAATACTTGTGGCTCTGTTGCACTAGCAGGTTCTTTCTCTCCAATAACTGCTCCACCACCTATACCACCTAAACCAACTAATGTTGTGCCTTTTGGAATTCTTGAAGTAAATTCTTTACCTGTTGTTTGCATAGCTTTAGCTGTTTCAGGAAATTTAGATTTTAAAGTTCTTTGTGAACCTGCAATTCTTAAACCTCTTGAAGCTAACGGAGTACCTAATGCTAATTGACCAATACCAGAAACTACTTGGCCTACATCACCTTCTCTTGCTCCTGTATAAATATCCCCTACTCCTTCACCACCAAGAATTAAACCTGTTCCAAGTTCTGTGCTTCCAGATGCTCCAGGATATTTTTTAGTAGTTCTTGCCATAAGACCTTGTAAACCTTTGCCCGAAGTTCCTGTGCCTAAACCTGTGCCTTGTGATCCAAGCATTTTTTGATAACCCATAGGCATACCTTTGGCTGCTCTTGCAGCTCTTATAGCTCTAAGAGTTCGATAACCTGCCATGCCCGCTCGACCTACAGTAGCCAAGCCTGACAATACAGCTGGTATTCCAAACATTATTGGCATTAGTAACCCCGTGGTCTGTTGACCATATTATACGCAGCATAAGCTCCAATACCTGAACCGACTGCGTTAGCCATTGGATTAGTTCCTGGTGCCGTGGTCGCTGTAACGGCAGATTGTGATGTTGGTAAATTGGTCATAATACCTTTTAAGAATTCTAATCTTTGATATGGCTCGTAAGATCTAGCCATAGTTGTTGCTCTTTGAGCATCTAAAGCTTGTTGTCCTAATTGTCTTTGGACACCACCTGCTTGAAGTAGACTTGCTATATCTGCTTGTTGCATTGCTTGTTGTTGTCCACCTAGTGCACCCAACATTTGACCCGCTTGCATTTGTGTTCCAGCTGCAAGTTGTTGTTGGTTTTGAGCTGCACCTAAAGCTTGTCCAAATCCTTGAGCCATTGATTGACCTATATTAGCTTGAGTGGCTCTTTGTAATTCAGCTTGTTGAACACCTTCTCTTCCACCACCATAAGCACCAGACTGAACTGCGTTTGCTGCTAATTGGTTTTGTGCCATTTGTCCTTGTCTCGCAATTTCACCTGTTACATAAGATTGAAAAGGATTTAAAAATTGATTAATGTTTGGACCTGCTGTAGCTGTTTGAACACCACCTAATACAGATCCGATTCCTGCAGCAGTTGTTCCAGCACCGACCCCTGTCGTACCTGCCTGTGTAAATCCTGTTTGTTGTAAAGGACTTGGCCCTGCAACTTGAAACGCAGGAATACCTACAGGTTGACTAGCTAAGGTTGCTGCTTGATCATAAAGTGCTAGTTTTCGGCTTTCTACTTCTGGTGCTTCTCTTGCAATGTTAACTTGTGTTCCTGATGTAGAACCACCGCCACCGCCTCCGAACATAAAACTCATATTACTTTAACTCCTTCGTATATAAATATCTTTTTACTTTCCATTCTTTACTTTGTAAAAACTTCTGCCAACCCGGTCGTGCATGAACAGCAATTTGTTTGCAATCGTTTTGAATTGCAACATTCTCTATCATATCTGCAGCTTCGTCTTGCCATAGTTCCCTCTTATGCCCTTTTAATAATATGACTTCGCATTGTCTAAAGTTTGGTAAGCTGTATATTCTTGTTACAAATACACCAAATACTTTATACTCAACTCCATCATCAGAACCAAACATCATAAACAACTGATAGGCTCCGTCTTCAATTCCTTGTCGAAGAGTTTCAATACTCATGGGGTCGCCATCGTATTTTAACCCTTCCCTTAACATAAACTCAACTAGTGACCAATACTCGTCAAGTTTTTTTGGTTCAATGTATAAAACATTGACCTCTTTTCTAATTTGCTTTCTCTCTGGCTGCATCTAATAAATCAAATATTCTTTTAAATTTAGCTTGTTGCCCGTAGAAAAAAGCTGCTCCTTTTTTTCTCATATCTTTATAACTCTTGGGATCAGCACCTTCCATAATACCTGCTCCTAAAATTGCATCAGCTCTTGATACAAATTCACCGTCAGCTAGTTGAGCTAACATTGTGTCTTCGTCTTTGTCTCCATTACCTGATCCATCTTCTACATATCCCGTAGCTCTTACATAATTGTTCACATCTTTTTCATCATGATCAACTTTTGATGGTAAGTAATTTATACCACCTGAATTAAATTTTTTAATTTCTGCTATGCCACCTTTATTAAAAGTAAACATAGAATTGTTACCATAATTATAAGGATCCATACCTGACTGACCCATCGCATCAGAGGTATCATATTCGTAAGTATCTAATATATCTTTTAATTGTTCATCAGCTTTTTTCTTAGCCTTCTCATAATCTTCAGGTCTTGTGCCTTCAGGCATTTCTACGTCATCATCGTCACCTGCTAAAGCTGTTGTAGCAGCAACTCCCAAACCTAATTTAGCACCAGGTGAGAATGACGCTATACCAGATCCTTTTTCTACAATTTGTCCTTGTGCATTATATAAGTTTGGTTCACCAATTAATCTTGTTATACCTTGACCAACAGTTGATTGTCCTAATTGTTGTGTAAGTGTTGGTTGGACTAAATTTCCTGTCGGTGCAACTGTACCTATAGCTTGTTTGCCAATGTAATTACCTGTTGTGCCAAAGGATTGAAAAGGACCTATACCTTGCATACCTGCAAATTGACCTAAACCTGCTGCAATCGCAGCGTCTCTTATTGAACGTTTTGTTGATTTACCTCTAAGCTTCTGTATGCCAAAGGTTGCTAATGCTATTGTTAATGGATCCATAATATATTTAACTAGTTATTATGGTATTTTAACTTATCTAGAGCTATTCATCAATATCACTCAACTTTTGCAAAGTCGTCCTTAAAACGACCCTTGTAGTGATACTCTCCAACATGGGTTACATATTCATCTATTAGAGCATGTATTTTGCCTCCCATGGACGTCCAAAGTTTACAGAAGTAAAAGTCCTCTCCTGTGTATGTTTTAGTTTTAGGGCTATAGTATGAATCAAAGAAATTATAATAATGAGGTCTTTCAATCATTTCCCCATTTATCATTGTATGTTGTATAATGTTAAATTCTGAGTATTCTTTTTCAAGCTTTTCGAAGACCTCTCTTTTAATCATCATCATACCTGTTGGCCCCTTAATCACTTCAATAAAACCATCTTTAGGAATTATACTATTAGTATCTGGCACTGTAACAGGATAAATATGACCCATTGTGTTTGTAAGATCATCAGGTCTTTTTTTTAAATCTTTATGAAATTTATCATGATTTACAGTCTTCATAGGATAAGGTATCAAACTTACATCATAAGGTGAATCTAACAATCTAAATACTGACCTTGTAGTAAATTCAATATCACTATCTATAAATAACATTCGATCTGCTTCAGAGTTCATAAAATTAGACACACAAAGATTTCTTCCTTGTGTTACTAATGATGATTTCATTAAACAAAAAGAAATTTTTATTTTATTTAAAATACATTCTTTTTGTAGGTCTAGACATGCTTTGGCAAAGTGTATTGAAACTTCAGAATGCACAGGTGTGCATATCATTAAACTCTTAGTTTTTGTTTCGCTTTGCATTTACGGCTCCTTTTAAAAAATCATTCCAAAATCTTCCGATGATATTCCAATCATAATATCTTCTGTAGTATTCTTGTTGAAATTTTAAACCCCAAGAAAGATCTGTCTTAAACATTTCTTTACATTGTAAAATACATTCGGCTGTTTGTTGAGCTAATTTTTTCTTATCTTGTGTAAATGGAATGTAAATGGGAAATTCTGCACATGTTTCTGGTATTGCACCGAGATCCGTGGTTATCAAAAGTTGTCCCGCTGCTAATGATTCCATAGCAGATATGCAAAATGTTTCTTCCCAAATACTTGGAAAACAATTTACATCGTAGTCTTTAAGTTTACCAACCAGCTCTTTATGGTTGCAGTAACCCATATAATTAACATTTGGTAAGCTTTTAGCCTTTTCATAAAGCTTTGTATATTGATTGTCATTTTGTTCTTTAAAAGAAGTACCATAAATTATTGTACTTGAATAAACATCTAGTGTAATATCTTCATCTTTTATCGCTTCCATTGCATCTAATACAACTTCTAACCCACGCCAAGGTGTAGATATATAACACATCTTTAATTTTTTCTTTGGTGTAAAATCTTCTTTTAATTTTAATTCATCATAGTCTACTGCA